TTTCAAGATCTGAATGCTCATACGCTTACCAACTTGACCTTCTAGGACCGCAGTTGTTTGGGCCTTAGGTGTTGCGTTAACTCCGTTACCAGAGTAAGCAGCAGCCAACTTGAATGGGCTTAGTGCTTCATCACCAGCCACTACGCTGTCACCAGACGATGTGTCTGCATAACGTACACGTAGAGTATGGATCTGTGCAACTGGACCAGTCATAGGTTGAACACCAACGATTTCGTTAGCGATAACTGTCGGCATAACACGACGAATTACCGGTAAAATAACGCGGTTTAAAGTCGCGATATTACCAGTGCTTGTAGCTCCTGCTGTTGCAGATTCAGCCAAGTACTTACGAGTATTCTCTAAGCATACGCTCATAGAAGACTTGCGGTTACCTGATAGGCCTTCAAGCAGAGCTTCTTTGGTCTCTGACCATCTTTCATTTAATAATTGTGACATTTATGTCTCCTTGAATTTAAATTACTTTAGACCCGCAAGTTTGCGGATATCTAAAATGTTATCTAAGCCTACCTGTGGCTGTTTTGTTTCGCGATCTCCAGTTATTTCAGTGCTTTCAGAAAGCATTTCCTTAGGCTGTTGTTTAGCCTTTGGTGCAACTTTCTTCATGCCTTCCATTACTGCTGGTAGGTATTTGTCAAATGATTCATTCAGTTTTGCAGTCTGTACAGACTCTAGCAATTCTTTCATGATCTCTCTTTTGTCAGCACTTAGTGGTGCTAACAGTTCTGCCATTACTTCTTTACGAGCAGCAACATCTCGGGCAACACGAATTTCGCGGTCCTTAGATTCTACTAACTTTGTCTTTTCTGTAGCGGCATTTTTTGCTTCGGCAAGCTCAACTTCTTTCTTATCGATAATCTTTAACAATTTTACTGTTTCAGATTTTTCGTTAAGATAGCTCGAACTATACTCTTGTGCAAATGCTTCAAATAAACGGCGTCCAAATGCGTTAGAACGAGCACTATCGATGTCTTCTTTCAATTGCTTGATTTCAGACTTCAGTGTCTTAGTAACTGTGTTCTCTACGATTTCGGAACTACGTTTAATAAATCTATTCTTGATCTCATCGAATTTGATTTTTGCTTCGCTTACTAGTTTAACTCTCGCTTCTGCTAGTTCACGTTTGTCTTGTGCAAATTCATTGATTTCACGTGCTAAAGCTGTTACAATGAACTGCTCTAACTTAGTAAAATTCTCAGAGACCTTTTGACGATCACTTTGGAATTCCACCAATTCTTTTCCAAGCTGACTTAGAACGAACGACTCTAGTACTCTAGCGTCTCCGGACATTTTCTGGTGATAAGCAACTTTAGCTTCCGCTAATGCTTTTTTATCGCCAGCAAGTTCAGCCATTTCTACGGCCAATCTCTCGCTAACCATCTTGTCGAGTGCTTCAACCATAACAGTCTTATCATGACTGTATTTTTGAGCAAACTCTTCACGAAGTTCAGCAGTTAATTGGTCGCGATTCTCTTGGATCTTCTGATTAAATGCAGTTTCAATCGAAGACTTTACGTCTTCTGACATTACACCACTTTCGACCAGCTGTTTGAATGCGTCCAACATTGCTATGTCTCCTTAGGCTTTTAAGCCATTAATAATATTAAGCATCGCCTCGCGGAGATGCTTTTGTGCCTTTGGATCTTCTTTAACCTCTTGCCCCACCCTAAATGCTCTAGAGCCACCACGACTGTTCATCAGGTGTTCATAGATTGGTGTAGGATAAGCTCCCGGAGCAGAAGGCTGAGCAACAATATCAACCGTAATGATTTCAAATTCTGCCACTTCGCCAGTGCTGTCATTGACATTTCCGCTGCCACGACTAGATACGCCAAGTTTTACGCCTGCTTCGAGCATAGTACGAATTAAATTGCCCATTGGTGTAGGTAAGATTTTCATCTTACTGTAGCCATTAGGACCGTCCATCCACATATCAGTAATCATGTGTGACACACGGTCCAAATTTACTTTTAAGTCATCAGGATGATCAACTTCACCTAATACAGAATACCCGTTTTGAATCTGGTCATTTAGAGTTTTTACAGCGTTAGTAATCTCTCCGACAGGATAAACCCGCTGATTTGCATTTCGAATGCCGCCTTGAATGGAGATGCCTTTTAGATAAAGGTTCTTCCCGTCCTTGTCGTCAGATTCTAAAACTACTCTAGCCTGATCAAAACTTAGGTTTTCTCTTAGGTATTGAATTTGTCTCATCCTAAGTTCCTATTATTGTCTACGGTCTGCTGGAGACTTAGTGTATGCTTGGCCTTCGCCAGCACCCCTCTTCTCTGCTCCGTGTCCTGCACTGTTCTTTCCAAATGCATCACCTTTGTAGCCGCCTGGCTTGTTCAAGTGATCTTTTGTGAATTCACCTCTTTGTCCACCAACTAGGCCTTCACCGCCTTTGATACCAGCTTCTCCGCCCTTACCACCTAAGATGTTATGTGCAGATGCTGTTGTTGTTGGGCGTCCTTTTGGATTTTGCAATCCTACGCTCTTGGTGTTTGTTCCACCTTCTTCGCCACGGCCTCTTTTATCAGCACCATGACCTGTAGAAACTTTTTCTACATATTCACGCATGAACTCGTCACCGCCTTCTTCGTCGTCGGCTTCTTCGCCTTCTTCGTCGTCAGCTTCTTCGTCATCGCCGAATTCTGGATCATCTTCGCCGTCGCTGTGAGCTTCTTCGCCTTTTTCGTCAGCCATTAAAGCTTCAAATTCAGACTTTAGTTGTTCTAATTCTGATTCTAAATCAGAAATGCGTTGTTCTTCAGAACCGCCACCTTCAGCACCTAAGTCACCGTCCATATCGCCGCCCATGTCAGAGTCCATATCGTCCTCTGCTCCTAGGCCGCCCATGGCGTCTTGATCCGATACGTCAGAAGCAAATTTGTCACCAGCGTCGCCGCCGATTTCAAGTGTAGTTTCTTCTTCAACGGCTTCATCTTGACCTTCGTCAAGATCATCGTCCATTTCTTCTTCTAATTCATCATCTGCCTCTTCGGCGATCATGTTTTCATATATTTCTCTAGACTTCTCTACAACGATTTCATGGAATAATTCATTCGCCTTATCCATTTCCTCGTTGACTAGAAGATCTAATAGTTGTTCAAACTTGTTAGACATTGCGGGTTTCTCCTTTAATTAGATTGGCAAGGCTGTCGATGTATTTACAGCCAAGGTGTAATAGTTATGTGAAATAGGCCAAAAACGGTCAGTTCTTGACAAAGGCAGAAGAATATGTGCCCGAAATGAAGTGTTTCAACAGAAATATTTATTGATTAGACAATTGAGTTATATGTACAGTTTACATTGCAGCCGCTTCGGGCGGTGGGGCTGCATACATAATCTTAACAAATTCTAGTTGCTCTTTCTGTTCTCTTTCTCTAGAGTCGCCTGCTTTTCTTAAATTATTAATCATTCCCAACGTTAGTCTAGTCTTGCGTAAGTCTTTAGACTTAAGGATGCTGATATTATCCTCGAGAGGATTGTATCTGTCATCCTGAGACATGCCTTCGTTTTGTTTAAAATAGATGAATTCATTAAGTAGCATGTTGATATTTATCCAAATTATGCTGCGGGAGGAGTTTGTGCAGGTGCTGTTCCAGCAGCAGGCTGTCCGCCAGCAGCTTCTGGACCGCCCGGCATTCCTTCGGGTGCTTCACCCGACTGTCCTAATGCGTCAACATCACCGTCCATGCCACCGCCTGTAATACCTGCACTGCGAAGTTCTGCGTTAGCGTTAGGTGCTTTTGCACTTAGACCGTTTTCTTCTTTCCATAGCTCTTCGTTTTCCGCCATTTCTTCTTGGCTTAATCCTAAGAATCGTTTCAGTGCAAAGCGTTTACTGATATGCGGAATTGCAACAATACTGCCAAAGCTGGCAATTCTTGCTGTATCCATTTCAGTTTGTCTATAGGCAGCAAAGTTTTGCGGAGGATTAAATTGTAATTCAAATACGTTAGGATCAAAATTAATGCCCTTACGTTGCATGTAGCCTTTGAATTCTAAATCAAATACTTCATTTAAATTACTTTGGAGTCGTTCGCAATACTTGTTAAATCGTAATTCTTGGATGTAGGCTGTTCCAACTCGACCATCATTAAAGCTAGATCCTCCATCGTCAGGCCCTGTAGGAAGATAACTTGAAGGTATGCGTAGAGCACGAAACAACTTATTAGTAAAATATCTAAGATCATCAATCTCTCCTAAGTTAGTACCGCCTGGAAGAATTTCAACTTTAGATCCACGACCTTCTGAAGTCTGCGGGAAAAAGTAATCTTCATTTATGCTTAACGGGTTGTAGCTACTGTCAATAACAGTCTGTCCACCTCCAGTAACTGAAGGAATTCGTCGCTGATTAACTTCGTTTTTAACACGCTCAACAAAAGACATAGCAAGGTGACTTGGCATATTACCAACGTCAATATAAAATACTCTACGTTCAGGAGCACGTTGAACTCGATAGATAATAATGGCATCTTCTAGTAATTCTTTTTGTTTGTAAACTTTAAAGATACTTTCTAATAAACTATTTCCGAACGGAAAATTATTATCCATACCTTCACTCATGCTCAAATGCACAACATGCTCTGCATCAATTGCCCATTGTGTTTGATTAACTCCAAAACGGTTTCCAATATTTGTAGGATAGGTTCCGGTCATTCCTTTAGCACCGCCACCGCCGCCTGAGTAAGGTGTAGCTGGTCCTGAGTTAGTTGCACCCGGAGCAATTTGTGTTGTACTTAGATTTACAAAGTTTGGATTTAGATCACGAATAACATATTGTTCAGGCTCTTTACCTTGACTTTCATTAACAATAATCTTGTCAACTTTGCCTGGATCTACATACATCCAAGCACTGGTTTCTGGATCACGAATAAAGAAACTGTCACCGTATTTGAATGCATTTCTTACAATTTTAAAAATACGATTTTGAAATTTGTTTAACTTAGTCCACTGTTGTAGATACTTTTTAATGATCTTTATTTCTGTAGGAGTTGCTTGATCTTTAAAGAAAACTTCAAACGGTGTTCCGTTGTCATCATTTAGTTGGCAACAAAACTCTGCTAAAATATCTAGTGCAGCATTAACTTCGCTGTCACTGTCCATGGTATCATATTGCCCGTAACGTTCTAAACGATTAGGATGTCCCGAATATACATCGGGAAGATAAGAGCTGTAGTTTAATCTACTACCTGTTGGTCCGTCGCCACCGCTGCCGCTAATTGGGCTCAGTGTTCCAGATGTATTAACTGGTGTGAAGTATTTTTTCCAAGACATAATTAAATTAATAGATTCCCGTTTAGACCTCTGATAGCATCTAAGTTTCTTCTGGAGAAATCTGTACTATCACGCATGTAGGCTAGCATTTGTGCTGTTTGCTTATTTAACTGTTGCAGCTCTGTTAACAAATCTTTAGAAGGTGCATTAACTGCTGTGTCTGTTTTGGGTTCACTTTTACCAAATATCGAATCTTTAATACTAGAGAACATGTCTTCAGCTGGTGACGACTTTGTTTTTTCCGCCTCCATTTGTTGCATTGCTGCTGCAAATGAGCTCAGTTCATTAGATATAATTGATTTAAAGTCCGGCATCTTCATATCCAGATTAACAGGAAGTTTACGTCCATCTGGTAACGGTACTACCGCTTCTGTGCCATGTAAGTTTGCCATGTAACCAGAAGCAGGACCTGCGGCAACCCCTCCGTCTGCAAAGCTGCCTGCACTATAATCTATACCATCTGCACTAACGGGATTTCTTGATTGGTAATCTGCGTTAGATGCATCCCTTGCGGCTTTGTCTTTCTTACCATCACCAAATAAACTAAAGCTATCCCAAGCCATTTGCAATAGTTTGCCCAAGCCTTCTGCAATTTGTTTTCCAACTTTTTCTCTACCTTCTGGAGAGAATAAGTCTTTAACAAACTGCACTACCATTTCCAATCCTGCTTTGATTGCTGGCATATTGTCTTTTGCAAACTGTATCATTTGTTGTGCTAAATCTTGAATCACAGGTGTTAGATTCTGAATGACTGGCATCAATGCTGCCATTAACTCCGCACCTAAGTTTTTAAATGCTTGTTCAGATTCTGCTGCGGCTGCGGCAGTACTCTTCTGTCTTGCTTCTTGACTTGTAGCAATATCTGTTTGTAGTTTATCAAAATCTTCAGCTGACTTGATTTGTTTGCTGTTTAACATGTTGGCGTTCTTCTGTGCCTGCATTGCAGTTTCTGCCATAGCACCGCCGGTCATACTCATTGCAGCCATCTGTTCTTTGCCAAGATTTTTAGCATCTTGAGCACTGCCGATCACTGCTTGACTATATGACTTGTTTACATCTTTAAGACCTTTACTAGTATCTTTAACAGCATTACCCATGTCACTAACGCCCTTTGCAGCGTTAGGTAGTAATGCTGTAAAGTTTTGTGCAGCTTCGGTCATTGGGGGCAATCCCATCAACTGAGATTTCAATGCGTCTGCTGCACCTTTACCGCCTACCGCTAGTGCGTTTTGCATAGCTGCTGTAGCTTTTTTACGACCTTCTTCATCTAAAGTCTGTAGATAAGATTCGTATGCTGCGTTTGCTGTTGCTTCTTGTAAAGCCTTTTCTTGTTGCTCTCTACTCTGACCAGTGATGCTGGCCAGCATATCTAATTGTGTCATGTAAGCACCAGCACTTGCTGCCAATGCTTTTGTATTTTTCATTTCTTCAGCAGTTCTACCGCCAGTTATCTTTAAGTAGTTTGCAGTACTGCCATTGATATCATCAATAGAATAACCTAAAGCACGTAAGTTTTTTCCTACATCGCTATTACGAATATCTTTAGATAAGTTAACAAAACTTCTAGCACCAGCATCGGCAGTTGAACCCATCTGTGCAAATAGTGTAGAGTTATTTTTAACAATAGCACCAAAGCCTTCTAACGTTGTGCCCATTTCTAAAGCAGTTAATCTAATGTC